ATTCTATTGGCAGCATTGTAAAGATTGAAAACATTGGCAGCGGCGGCTGGCTGTTGCTAGAAAAGATTGACAATCAAGATGAAGTAGATTATACTGTAAACTACAAAACAGTTGGACGTGAAAACGGCACAATACAGTTTTCGTCGTTGTTGTATTCAAACACTGCTAATGGTTTTGACAATCAAGTGTTTGATGCATATCTATACGACAGAGAGCCAGTCGACGAAGTAAGAAATATTATGACTGCTCTACAAAATCAAATCTTTGTAGATCAGTTAGAAGTAGAATGGAACAAACTGTTCTTTGCTAGTGTACGTTATATTCTAGCAGAACAAGTAAATGTTGATTGGGTATTTAAAACAAGTTTTGTAAAAGCCAAGCATAATGTCGGCGAGCTGGATCAGCGAGTTACATTTAAAAATGACAACTTAAACAACTACCAAGATTATGTAAACGAAGTAAAACCTTATAAAACTACAGTTAGAGAATACATTAGTGCTTACGAAAAAGTAGATCCAACACAAACAAGTGTAACTGACTTTGATTTAGCACCAAGATACGATGCAGCAGCAGGAAAGATTGTTGCTGAGAGAACCAGTGTTTTCAACAATGAAGTTCAAACATTTAGTGAGTTTGTAAACACATATCCGCAGAAGCATTGGTTAGATAATCTAGGATACAACATAACAGAGATTGTTGTGCATGATGGCGGACAAGGATGGACAGATGCTCCAAACGTAACTATTAGCGGCGGAGGTGGCCCGACATTAACAGGTCGTGCTACACTTGCAGGTGATGTTGTAAACTTTATTGATGTTGATGTAACAGGTGCTAGATATATTAGTGCTCCTACTATTACATTTGACGGATCTCAAAATGATTCAGCACAGCCTGCTACAGCAATAGCTATTTTAGGCAACAGTAAAATTCGCAGCACACACATGCTAATGAAGTTTGATAGATTGTCAGGCAACACAGTGTTTACAGATTTAAAAGTTGATCCTTCTGAATCGTTCGTTGGCGACGGTGGTACAGAAGAGTTTACACTAAAATGGCCGATAGACACAAGAACTTCTAGAGTAAAGGTTTATGTTGATAGTATTGAAATGTTAAGCAGTGAGTATACTGTGAGAAACGACAAAGATACTAGCAAAGGTTACACTAGATATCAAGGTGTTGTAGTGTTTACAACAGCACCGTCAACTGGTTCAACTGTTGTAGTCGAATACTACAGAAATGCAAGTATGCTAAGTGCCGCAGATAGAATCAGTTACTTCTATAATCCAACCAGTGGCATGCCAGGTATGCCAACACTGTCAGATGGCACCAAAGATCTTTCACAACTAATGGATGGCGTTGATTACGGCGGCGTACAGATTGACACGCTTGACTTTGACAACACCAGCGGATTTGATACAGGGTTATTTGGCTCAGAAGCATTCGATACTTTTGATAATACATTTGATGACGAAATCTTGGTATTAGACGGCAGTACAAATGTTGTTGAGTTAGCAGGAGTATTAGAAGCTAATGTAACATACAATATCTACTTCAAATCAGTAGCAGCGCCAGCAGACGAAGATCCAGTTAGATTAGACAGCAGCAGTTATCCTACTTTTGATAGTAAAGTGCCATATGCAGTACAGTTGCCGATATCCGGAGATGGCATTACAACTAGTATTGTGTTAAGTGATATTTTAGAAAAATACAATGAAATAGATGATGCGCCTTACACAGCAAATCAAGCCGGTGATACTATTATCATTAGAAAGCAAGACAGTGACGGTAGTACATCTCCAGATTATACAACGTTTGATCTTGAACTCAAAGGCGGCAACTTTGAATACACCACAGCCAAAGGTATTGAGTCAGGCGACATTACAGTGGACGGCGACGGATTTGTTACTCCTACTACATCAAAAGGTCCAGAAGAACAAGTACCGGGTCAAGTTGTTGATACACTAGATATAAAAGTATACAATAGGGTTCCAGATGGCCAAGGTGTTATCACAGTTCACAACTATACAACTGACGATGAAACTATAGAATGGAATATCAACTCTTTGCCTCAATCTCAAACTAGTGTGATTGCTAAAATTGACAATGTGATATTAGATCCTGCGCAATACAGCATTGATTGGAAAAACAGTACGTTTGTTTTAGAAGACAGCTCGTTGTTAACACCTAACAAAAATCTAAACATTATACTAATAGACAACAACGGAATAGACATTGTTGATTCAGATAGAATAACAGTTACAGAAACAACAACACAATATCAAACAAATATTACATATTCTGAAAACTATAGTTTGTTTGTAACCAACAACGGCATTGCAGTTAATGGTGTTCTTGTTGATATGGATGGATTTATTGGTATTGAGTTAACTAGTGCAGTTGCAATAGGTGATATTATTGACTATACTGTTTACAACAGTGAAGTTGCTAACTTTAGTCAAATCATGCTAGATCAAACATTTGTTGCTAATGGAGAAAAGTTATGGCATACATTTGAAGGAACTACTCCTTTGCCGACTACAAAAACACCATTAGCAAACAACATTATAGTTCAAGTAAATGACAAAATTCTAAATCCAGGATATAGAAAAAAGTTTACATTAACTGCTGATAGAGCATATGATATTGATAGATGGCAGTTTGACGATATTGGTAAAATTTATCAAGACGATGTATTGGTTTATATCGAGGGTGATAGTATCAGTCGAGATTTTTGGCAATATGATCCTGTTAACGGTCGTGTTGAGCTGCTAACAACAGCAGTAGGACAAATTGGCGAAACAATGGAAGTATACATCATTAAAAATGCCGAATATACTTTTACAGAAACAACAGTTACGTTCGAATCAAGCACGTGGACAAACGATGTTCCAATAGGCGATGAAATTGTATTTACTTCTGATGATAGCGTGGTTGTTAGAGGTTTTGTTAAAAGTAAAAACCAAGACGGAACTTTAACTTTACATGGTTATGTTAGAGGATTGACAGATTTTGTTTCGTCTACAGGTACACTTGGAGAAATGTCAGTGATTGCCAAGTACAGCGATGACAGTACATATTTTGATGTAACTATTACACAGGTTGATTATGCCGAAAGCGATACATTGTCGTTTGTTACATCGCCTCGTATCGGTTATGATGTTAAAATCTATACTTTCTCAAATCACGATGTTAACCAGTTTGAAAGAGCCAGCTACAATGTTGTGTATAATAGTAGCTACGCTCCAGAAGACAGTGAGTTCTATTTTGACAAAAACTTGCTGACTAGAGGATTTATCAAACTTGCGCAAACAGCAATAAGTTCGAGTTATGTATGGGTAATCAAAAACGGCAAACTATTGTCGCCAGAAGTAGATTATACTTTAAACAGCACAAAAGATGCAGTTCAAATAAATCAAAGAGTTTCGGAATCTAGTACTATTGAAATAATACAATTTGCTGCTCCAGTTAGCAAACCGAAGTACGGATTTAGAATTTTCAAAGACATGCTCAATCGTTATCATTTCAAACGCTTGAACAATCAAAATGAATATGTTCTAAATCAGCCTTTGAGATACTATGATACAAATATTGTATTGGAAGATTCTACAGGAATTACAGAGCCAAATAAAAATACAGGCCAACCTGGCATTGTTTGGATTGATGGTGAACGTATTGAATATTATGTGCTAGACGGCAATCTACTAAGACAACTGCGTAGAGGAACACTAGGAACTGGTGTCAAAACCGAATATTCAGCTGGTACAATAGTTCAAGGTCAAGGCATAGACGAAACTATTCCTTACAAAGAATCTACAACAGTTACAGACTTGTCAGAGTTTGCTGATGGTAGTACCAAAGAAATATTACTAGACTTTGATGTATTTGCTACAGCATATGCTTATGCTGAAAAGATAGGTGTAACTACATTAACAGATGAAGAATACGAAACTTTTGTAAATGATATTGCAGCAAGCATGATTGATGTGTTTGTAGGCGGCAAACGTTTGAGAAAACCAACACCGTTAGAGCCTACAAATAAATCAAAAGATACAAACTATTACGAGTTTGATGCAACAGTTGACCAAGACAGTGTTGAAGGCGATCAAGTATTACCTCCAGAATACACTGTTGAAAACGTAATGATAGATCAGCAGTCAAGAACAATGTTGAAAATTGATGTTCAAGATGCGTTACATTTAGATGGGCATCCGTTGTTAGGAGAAAACTTAAAAGTTGTAAGAAAAACAGGCAACGTTTGGAATGACATTGTAGACGGAACAACAACACTATCAATGTCAGATAGTACAAATAAAATCGCAAGATTTATAAGAGAGAAAACAATATCGCTACCACGATAAATATAGTTATAGGTGAGGTAACATGGAACACAAAACTGATAATACCGGCATACACGTCGAAGGCCACATAAAAATACATAACCCAGAATCGGGCGAAATTTTTATTAATAAAAGAAACGCAATTCATTATGAAAATATGAGTATTGCGTTAGCAGAAAGTTTGGCTAACGCTGGGCAAGGTTTTATATATGAAATGGAATTTGGCAACGGTGGTACAAGTGTTGACCCAACAGGTATTATTACCTATCTCACTCCTAACAGCACAGGAACTAATGCTAGTCTCTATAACAAGACCTATAGCAAAGTGGTAGACGATAACAGTGTTAATAATGTAGATCCAACTCGCAATAAAATAGAAACTCGTCATGTAAGTGGAACCAACTACACAGATATATTTGTAACTTGTTTGTTGGATTACGGTGAGCCAGACGGACAAGCAGCATATGATACCGCAGCTAATGCAGAAGATCAATATGTGTTTGACGAGCTAGGTTTAAAAAGTTACTCACCGATTGACAACGGCAGATTGATTACACATGTTATTTTCCACCCAGTACAAAAAAGTCTAAACAGATTAATCCAGATTGATTATACAGTTAGAGTACAAAGTTTGAGTGGAGGTAATATTTAATGGCATACAATATTCCGTTTACTGACGAAGCAAACAAAGGCAGTATTACAGTAGAAGATACTTCTATTAATACAGAAACAAGTTTGCTTTTACCAGGACGTAATCTAAGAGATTATGGTTCAAGTTTGCTAACCAATGTTTTGCATCTATTAGAAAACTTTGCTGATGTAAATCCTCCGAGTAATCCAGTTGAAGGACAACTTTGGTATGACACGACCAATGATGTAGATCAGCTTAAAATATATGATGGAACCAACTGGGTAGCAGCAGGCGGCCTGAAAAAAGCAGCTACAGAACCTGAAGCAACCAACAGCGTAGTAGGCGATTTGTGGGTAGATACTTCAAGCAGTCAGTTGTATCTTTATACTGGAAGTGGCTGGGTACTTGTAGGACCTACTTACAGCAACGGAAATAAAACAGGAGCAATACCCGAAGTAATCGTTGATATAAGCGATGTAAACAGAGATGTAGTTGTAAACTATATAAACAACGTTCCTGTTAGTATTATCAGTGCAGTAGAGTTTACTCCAAAGAGTTTGATAAGCGGATTTAGTAAGATTGGTATTGGCATAACGTTGAGTACAAACGTAAGCGGTAATACTGCTAAAGTATCCGGAGAATCAAAAGTAGCTGAGCGTCTAAATATCAATCCAGATAACACAACAAATATTCCAGGTACAATACTTGCATCTGCACTAGCAAGAACAGATGCTGGCGCAGGAACACAAATCTTTAATAACTCGATTAAAGTGCCAAACTCAGGATTAGAAGTTGGCAATGTTAAAACATTTAGTATATTAGTTGAAGGTACCTCAGCAATATTAGAACTAGCTGGCGCAGGAACATTAGACATTAGAACACCAGCTAGTACAAGTCCAGTAGTTAGGATAGCCAATAATGGAAACGTAGGTCTTAATAACTTAGGCCCTACAGAAGTGTTAGACCTAAAAGGTAATATTAATGTAGGAGTAGCTGACGGCGACGATGCTGCGTTAGACACTACAGGTAAAGTGGTTGTCAACAGCGAGTTTGATAGTATTAGTCCTAATGTAGGTGCATTAACAGTTAAGGGCGGCGCCGGCATTGCTAAACAACTTCGAGTAGGAAGCACAATAACAGCCGAAGGAGCAATAACTGTTGCTAATCAAAGCGGCGCAATAGTTCCGCCAAGCGTAACCAATACATCAACTATTGGTACATCGAGTAAAAAGTTTACAGGTGTTTATGCTGAAACATTTTTTGGAAATGTTAGTGGTAATGTTACAGGTAATCTCACAGGAAATGCCACAGGCAGTGCAAGCAAACTAAACAGTGCTACTACTTTTGCAATGTCAGGAGATGTAACCAGTAGCGGATTTACGTTTGATGGACAAACAGGCGGCAGCACTAAAACATTTACAACTACACTTTCATCTAGCTTTGTAAATACCAAACCTAATGTGTCAACTACTTCTCCACCAACAGTTCAAGGTACAGATGAGTTACTGATTAATAGATCAGGCACATTATATAAAGCAACACAAGCGCAAATAATCAATAGTATATCGCCTATTCCAGTTGGCACAGTTACTATGTTTGCTGGACCAACAGCCCCGGCAGGATGGTTTATATGCAACGGCGACGAAGTATCGTCGTCAACATACGGAACACTAGCGTCTGCAATAGGATACGATGCATCTGATGCTACAACTTGGTATTGGGGAACACCAAGTGATCCAAACAACTTGTTTAGAATTCCTGATTATAGAGGACGTCTACCAGTAGGTTTAGGATTGCCAGGGGATAGTAATAGAATCAGCAACACTGCTGCTGGTACACTTGGCGGCGTAGCAGGTAATGATGAAGCAACTCTAGCAGTTGATAACTTACCTGAACACCAGCACGATTTACAAAGCAGCACCGGAGAACAGTTTTATGCCGTAACAAATGCTACAACTAGTGCTCCAGAAACATTAACAGGCGGCGGCATTGATGGCGGCACTGGTAGTAGACTCGGATTAAGCGGCGGCGTATTTGACGGCACATCCAATACTCCTGTAGATATTACCAATCCGTTTGCTACTATCAACTTTATCATCTATCACGGAGTAACATAATGAGTTATAAATTAAATAAAACAGACGGTTCGTTACTGGTTGAACTAGTAGATGGTAGATTGGACAATAATACAGTAGATATTTCATTGATAGGAAAAAACTATCAAGGCTTTGGAGAGTTTTTAAATGAAAACTTTATTAAACTACTAGAGAGTTTTGCAAATACAGCACCTCCGAGCAAAGCAGTAAAAGGACAACTGTGGTATGATACGTCTGAAGGAAGATTAAAAGTTTATGACGGCACCACTTTTAAAAGTACTGATAGTACAATCTTTTCGTCAACACAGCCTCCTAACTTAACAGCAGGCGACATATGGATCAATGGTAATACTGATCAAATGTATTTTTGGAATGGTTCAGAAACTGTATTAGTTGGTCCTCAGTATACAAAGACTCAAACTAGATCAGGAACAGAAGTTTCAACAGTAAAAGACACAACTGGTCAAAATAAAATTGTTATAAAGTTTTACATAGGCGGAAGTCTAGTCGGTATATATGCCAAAGCAGCATTTACACCGTTTCCAGCAATAAGTGGATTTACAGATTTATCTGCAGGATTTAATATTAGTAGTTCTTTTGCTGACTTTTCTTGGAATGGAAAAGCCGACAGTGCATTAGCTTTGGTAGACAACTTAGGAAACTCTTACACAAAAGATAGCTTTCTAAGTGCAACAGAAAATGATATTACTACAGGCAATTTAACCATCAACAACAACGGTGGTCTAACAGTTGGTCTTGATAATAGATTTAGTATTACCAAAGAAAGTACACATACTATACTTAGAAACTCAGGTGCCAACAACGAACTAAGAGTCAAGTTAAAAGACGGCACCGGCGAGTATATGGCTGCTAGGTTTGATGCTACAAACAAAAGACTTGGATTATTTAGCGAGAGTGCTCCTGAATATACATTTGATGTAGATGGCGATGCTAGATTTACAGGTGATTTAAAAGTTGAAGGAAATTTGAGAGTAGGTACAGTAGTCAATGAGGAAGTTACTTCGTTGAGAGTTGCTGATAAAAACATTCAGTTGGCAATGCCAGATGATAGTAGCTTACTAGATAGTTCAAGCGAGTTTGTCGACGATGCAGGATTGTTAATAGAAACTACAGCAGGTAGTATAAAATGGACCTACAGAATAGATACACAAAGTTGGACCACAGAAGACAATCTCAACTTAGATGATAATGCATCTACATACAAGATTAATACTGTAGATGTATTAAGTAAAACCACGCTGGGTTCTAGTGTTGTTAACAGTAGCTTGACCAGTATTGGAACTTTGTCAACACTAAATGTTGACGATATTAATATAGACGGATATACAATAACCAGCAGCAACGGCAACGGCTTGTCTATTTCAACTGTTAGTGATATATCATTAGCAAGCGAGCAGTTTATTACAGGTGTTAAACAACCAGTAAGTGCTTATTACGAAGCCAACTTTACAGGAACAGAATCGCCGGATAACTTTGTTGCTACAAAAGGATATGTTGATCAAGAAAACTTAGCAACAACCACAATTCTTACCATTGATGCTACTGACTATGGAACATCCGGACCTGGCGAAGGACCGTTAGAAACTAATCTAAAAGGTCTATTACTGACTTTGATACCGACAACAGAGCGTGCTGAGTTTGCTAGAGTTAGAATATTAGCTAGTCAAATAGCTGCTACTACAGATCCTATTGATGTTAATAGTAATATTAATAGAAGTCTTATTGCAGTTGACAGTGCCGGCGTACAAAACGTTAACGTACTTCAGGATGTTACTGTTTCTCCAAATCCTACTACAACAGTATCATTTACAGTAACTAGATATATTATTGAATTTGCTAATGAGTCATCGGACTGGGTTTGGAAGTCAACTACAGCATATCCGTAAAATACGATAAATAAGTGTAAGCACGAGGAGCAACAATGGCATATATAATCAATACTTTTAACGGTAATCAACTGGTAGTAGTTGAAGACGGAACAGTAGATCAGAGCACAGACATAAAGCTAGTAGGAAAAAACTACAGTGGATATGGCGAAGCTCAGAACGAAAACTTTGTTCACTTGTTAGAGCATTTTGCTAGTACAACTGCTCCTTCTAGAGCAATCACTGGACAAGTATGGTACGATGCAGGTTCTACAAAACTTAAATTTTATACAGGCGCAGCTTGGAAAAATGCAGGAGGAGCCGAAGTTAGTGCTACTGAGCCAGCAGGGCTTTCAGAAGGCGACTTATGGTACAGTACTACAGGTAATCAGTTATATGCTAAAAACAGCAGCGGCGAGTTTATCTTAATAGGCCCTCAAGCAGCAGGCGACGGCACAACACAAATGCTCAGTGTTAATGTTGTAGATAGTTTAGATGTTACTAAATCTATTATTGTTGCTCTTATAAACGATCTTCCTGTGTATATTATTAGTTCAACTGAGTTTACACTTGGTTCTACACAAGCTACTAATGTTCCAGATTTAACAGGTTTTACACTTATTAGAAAAGGTATTACATTGGTTAACACTGATAGTTCAACTGGTGTAACAACAGGTTCTGGATCGACTGGTGAACCAGTTATATGGGGAACAGCAAGTAATGCATTACGTCTCGGAGGTCAGCTTGCTAGTGAATTCTTAACAGCATCAACTGCCAACTTTACAACTGTAGCAAGATTTGCCGATGTAGGATTTACATTAGGAGACAGCAACGATATTGCATTTACTGTTGTATCTGATACAACCGGTAGTATTGTAAACACAATTGGCGACAAAATGGTATTTGGTGCAACTAGAAGTGGCCTTGGTACATCTAATATTTTTAGTGTTAGAAATACTAGTGCTACAGAAACAGGAATATTTCCAGAAGTTGATGCTACATACAACCTCGGTAGTGCAGGCTTAAAATGGTCAAATGTTTATGCTGACACATTCCAAGGAACTGCAACAAAAGCAAATACTGTAGATGTCGGCGGCACAGGAAGATCAGCAAGTACAACAGGTACTGCTAATACTATTGCAGCAAGAGACAGTAGCGGAAACTTAACAGCAGTAGTGTTCAACGGTACTGCTACTAAAGCAAGATATGCAGACTTGGCTGAAAAATATACAACAGATCAAGAATACCCTGTAGGAACAGCAATGGCAATTTCGCCTGCTAGTCATACAGCAGAATCGAGAGCAGCAAAAAGTTCAGACTTAGCAGTAGGTGTTATCAGTGAAAACCCTGCTTACTTGATGAACTCTGAAGCAGACGGACAAGCAATAGCGCTCAAAGGTCGTGTGCCTGTACGTATAAAAGAACCTGTTTCAAAAGGACAACCAGTGTACGCCTGGGAAGACGGCGTGTGTTCTGTTACAGCTACACGAGCACTAGTTGGTATAGCATTAGAAACAAATACTGATCCAGCTGAAAAACTCGTTGAGTGTATTTTAAAAGTATAAATATACGTAGTTAATTAAAGGATACACTATGGGCGTAGGAGATATAATATCAGCAGCAAGGTACAATACCATACAAGGCAGAATTGCTGCCTTGTTAGGTGCAGGCAGCGGTGACAAAGGATATAACAATACTGTATCTAGTAGTGCAGTACCAGTCAATGCTGAAGTAACCATTGAAGATATGGAAAACCTAAAGACTGATTATACCAAACTTTATGTACATCAGTTAGGCACATTGCCCGGAGGATTAATAGGCGAAACAGTTAACACTCGTGTAAAGTCCGGCGAAACTGGTTTGGTTTGGGATGACCTTTATGCCGAGTACGAAACAAATATTACTACAGTTGAAGCAAATAGATTTTTAATAGATGCCGATTATGCCTCGGTTGAAAGTGCTGGTGTGAACAGTACAAGAACAACAGTATGGGGAGGTAGTGCATTACCTCAGAGTATCACACACGAGTTTACTGCTACGTTTGCTACAGAAAATGCTAGACGAGGTTTTTTTAATGCCGGCGGCGAAATACGTTTTAACGCAAGTTTAACGCACAGTTTAGGACCTACTGATCCTGATTATCAAAAAACAGTAGATTGGGAAAGTATGTTAACAAACATGCAGACTATTAAGTTTACTTACACTTCTACAGACGGATACAATCTAAGTGGCACTACTGATGATGTCACTGACGATAGTATTAACGGTAGTGGTGTCGGTACTGCTATTGGCAACTTAGACTTAACCACTAGTTATCAAACAATTTATACCAAAACTGGCAGTGGCGTATATGTTGAAAACGAATACAAAATACAAGCCAAGTTGGATAACAATACTAGAATAAGATTTTTAATAACATTAACAGATGATGCTAATGGATCAGGCGGTGCCGACGAACGAGTACGTGGCACACTAACTAGTACAGTGTCGCATTTGAGATCTGATAGTACAACTTATGTAAATAACCCAGCTCCTAGCTATTCTAAAGTGTCAGATCTTTGATTGACAAACAGTAAAATGTAATGTATAATAAATACATTATAGATTAAGGAAACAGTATGGCCGCTTTAGATCCGATCACAGCTTTAGAATATAATAACATACGCCAATCCATTGCGTCTCGTGTTGGCGACTTTACAGCTTGGACAGATCACGGCATTGCACTTAGTAATACAACTAGTGGGTATGGAAGAAACTTTGTTAGTGATGTAGTTGTCGGCGGCAGTACAGTTGGAGTTAGTGATACAGTTACAAGTCAACAAATGTTTGATTTATATCTTGACTTACAAGCAGGATATGTACATCAAACTGGATCTCAAAATACCACCAACCTACCAGCAGATTTTGCTGCTGATACAACAATTGATTTTGACGATATCGCCGACTTCCAAACTATTGCAGCAGCAGTAACTTCGTTTAATCATGTAGCTACAGATTTTGATAGTTCTAGTTTTACAACTGGACTATTAACTACATCAGGCGGCGCAAGTTGTAGTAGTACACGCAACGGAACAACCAACCCGTGGGGAAATGGTGCAACACCTGTTATTACACATAGAGTCACTGTAGATTTTGGATCGCATAACTCATTTTTGTATTTTCTTAGTGCAGGCGGTGAACTTCGATTTGATGCTAGTTTAACTGGTGGTACTAGTGGTTCTGCAAATACCAAAGATTGGGACTGGGCACAAGTTTTAAGTGCCATGGGTACTATACGATTTGGTAGAGTTGGATCAAACTGGCGAACAGAAAGCATTGGCGGAACTGGTTCTGGAACATTGTTGAGTTCGATAAGTACAGGAACCACACCAACAACTATTATTTTTACAAAACAAGGCGGCGTCAGTACGGCAGCAGCACCTACACTTGACACAGTATACGACAACAACCAATATCGTATAAAAGCAAGTACAAACAGTGCATTATCAACTGCTACACAACTAATATTCCAAATAGAGTTTGATGATGCCGACTTAGGTAGCGGCAGACAGAGTGAAAATTTTAATGATCCTGTTGACGAAGCAGTTACCGGAACAGTTACAAGCAACATTTATACTTATACTCCCTCTAGCGAGTTTGTTATCGACACTACAACATATGCTGCTATACAACGACCAGCACCACCAGGAACAGTTAACTCTGCGTTATAACCATTCTTTACTTGACTTTTTGATTTAGATGTTATATACTATAAATCTAATGGAGATGTAGTATGGACGAAAGACTAGAAAAAGCTTTAGATATCAGTAACCTTATGGTTACACTAAACAATCAAAAACGTATTTTAAAAGAACAATACAAAGAAAACGTAATTTATTATTATTCCGGAAGTCAGTTTACAGTTACCCAACAGTTGATTAGTTTTGTACAAAGCTTAATTTCTTTAGGTCAAGTATCATCTGTTTTAATAGACGACAACGACACGCCGACTGAGATTGAAAATCTTGAAGAGTTTGCAGTTAATATTCACAGTGTATATTTTGAAGCTAGTAACAAATACTTGTTAGAGTATAATAAACTAAAGAAAACTAGGTCAGTTGAAAGTATAATGGAAATATGAGCAGAGGAGTTTTACTTTTTGCCAGCAACAACTCTAGCGTAAACTATGTTAAGCAAGCAAATTTCCTTGCTAAACGCATAAGCAAGTATATGAACTTGCCCACTACATTAGTAACTGACGTTGATGTAGCAAATAAGTTTCCAGATTATGTAGTAAACTTTGATGAGATTATCAATGTAAAAAGTCTCAAACTACAGTTTGCTAACAAAAGATATCATGATGGTAGCATTTCAAACAAAGTGTTGCCTTTTAACAATGGCAATCGTGCTGCTGCTTACGAACTCTCTCCGTATGATGAAACACTAGTGATGGACACTGATTTTGTTATTAGTAATGACATTTTAAACAACTGCTTTGCACAGCAAAAAGATCTTTTGCTATACAAAAAAGCAGTGCATTTAGGAGAATATACAGAAACTTCTGAGTTTAAACATATCAGCGATACAAGTGTTGATTTTTACTGGGCAACAGTTTTCTTTTTTAGAAAAACACCTATTAACAAAGTTTTCTTTGACTTGATAAATCACATACAAGAAAACTATCTGCATTATAGAAGTGTGTATCAATTTAAAAGCAATGTTTATAGAAACGATTTTGCTTTTAGTATTGCTATTCATATGATGAACGGGTATCAAAACGGTGAGTTTGCAGCCGAACTACCTGGTACGCATTATTATGCTATTGATAAAGATGTGTTATACAGTCTTGAGGATGACAAGTTTGTAGTATTAGTAGAAAAAACAGATAGATTTGGCGAGTATACTTTAAACAAACTCAAAGGCAGCAATCTGCATGTAATGAACAAGTTTAGTTTGGAGAGAATAATTGACAACGAATAATATTACTATGCTAGCTCAAAACAGCGATTTTGATTATGTAAAGCAAGCTTGTGTAGCAGCAATGAGTATTAAAGCAACAAATGATAATATTAGCATTTGTTTGATCACCAATGATCCAGTTCCTAAAAAATACCAAACACTTTTTGATCATATAGTAGAAATACCATGGGGAGATCATGCCCAAGATGAAAGTTGGAAAATTAGCAACCGTTGGAAAATATACCATGCTATTCCTTATGAAGAAACAATAGTTATTGATACAGATATGCTGATCTTACAAGATATCAGCAGTTGGTTCGATTTTTTAAAAAACTATGATTTGTTTTATACCAGTCAAGTACTCACATATAGGGGTGACACAGTTACCAGCGACTATTACAGAAAGGCCTTTACTAAGTTTGATTTGCCCAATCTGTATAGTGGCGTACATTGGTTTAAAAAGTCTGATTTAGCACATGAGTTTTATACTTGGATAGAAACAATAAACAACAACTGGCAACAGTTTTACAAAGCACATGCAGGTGGAAAATCGTTTCAGAAAACATGTAGTATGGATTTAAATGCTGCTATTGCAGCTAAGATTATGAATGTGGAAAATCAAATTACAAATCCTAGAGTAAAATATCCTAGCTTTGTTCATATGAAACCCAAAGTACAAAACTGGAGTCAAAACTTTGCCAACAGATGGCAAAACAGAGTAGGTGTTTATCTCAGTGAAGATTTGCAGTTAAAAATAGGAAACTTTTCACAAAGTGGAATATTTCATTATACTGAAAAGGATTTTTTAACTGATCGTATAGTTGGCATTTATGAAAAGCATTTAGGAATATAGTATGCAAGTTAAGATTATTACAGATAGATATGTTCATTTTGATAACAATGGTAGCATTACTAAAATTGCTAGACAGCCTGATGAAAACAATGATAGTATAAAGATTGAATATGATAAGGTTAAAGGACTTATACAAGGCAAAGAGTCTCTTATTGATTACAAAGTAGAATACGATTTTTTAGAAAAGCGTCATGTACTCAAACACATTAAAACTTGGCAGCAGGATCAACTTAAAGATGCATTTATGCTGGAAGTTGTCAATGACGAAAATCCTGATGTAACGATATTACAAGATAAAAAACAAAAAGTTTGGCAGTTGGTTTTTAGCAAAGATATACAAGATGCACTTGATAGTCAATCTCTGCAGATCGATCCAACTTTACAATATTATAGTGTAACTAAAAAATACGATCCAAACATTCTATATAGATTGTTGAAGTTTAAAAAACAAGACGACAAATACGTTGTGCCTTTTGAAAACGAATTTGAGCTTGACAACTTGGACTTATCTATATATACTGCTCGTAAGTTTTCTTCTTACGCATACGAGGTGATTGATGGCTAATACATTTAAAGTAATAGACTATGACATAGTTTATTTGAGTTACGACGAACCAAACGCAGATAAGAACTATGCTGATTTGTGCAAAAAAGTGCCGTGGGCAAAACGTGTTCACGGTGTAGAAGGTTCGGATGCTGCACACAAAGCCGCTGCAAATGCCAGCGAAACAGATAGATTTATTACAATCGACGGTGACAATAGAATAAGAGATCAGTTTTTATCTCAAGTCATCGACTTTGACGAGAATGTTGATTTAACAGACAAAGTAATCAGTTGGACTGCAAAAAATGCTATCAACGGATTAATGTACGGCAACGGCGGTATCAAGTGTTGGCCCAAACAGTATGTTTTAGATATGCGTACACATGAAAATGCTGACCCAAATAATCCTCATGCACAAGTTGATTTTTGTTGGAATACAGAATATGTTCAAATGAATAACTGCTTCAGCGATATTTACAACAATGCTACACCTCATCAAGCATGGCGTGCAGGATTTCGTGAAGGTTGTAAAATGGCATTGGACAGAGGATTACGTGTTAGCTTAGATGATTTTCATAAAAATCATTGGAAAAATTTACATCGTTTATATATTTGGTTGATGATAGGTGCAGACGTAGAAAACGGACGCTGGGCTGTTTATGGAGCAAGACAAGGTTTGTATAAAACTATGTGTACAGATTGGGACTTTGTAAACGTCCGCGATTTTAAATATCTAAATAATCTTTGGGATACATTGGATATTTCAGAGGATCAAATGGAACAAGATACAATCGATCTTGGTTACAAATTAATTGATGAACTTGATTTACCTATTGCTGCTGACCCACTTGACGGTAATCAAAGTTTGTTTTTTAAGAATGTATACCAAAATCCTGTACGTGATAACAGCAAACAATTTTTAGATAGAGAGCAATAATGGAACGCAGTGAAAGCGAAGAAATCAAACGCATTGACAAAATAACGCAAGAGATTTCTCCTACGTTCTGTTTTGCCAAATGGTATCACGCAAACATATATTTTCAAACAGGTGAAACACACAGTTGTTATCATCCAGCACCTCACAAGATTGACACAGCACCGTTACTGACTAACCCTAGTGCTATACACAACACAACACAGAAGAAAGCAGAACGTGCAGCAATGATGAAAGGCGAACAGCCTGCTGGATGTAACTATTGCTGGAAGATTGAAGCAATGGGCAAAGACTATGTTAGCGACCGTAAACAACGCAATCAAACTATTTTCTTCAAAGAACGTCTCAAGGCTGTAAAAGAAGGCGGCAGTGAGTTCGATGTAAATCCAGAATATTTGGAAGTGTCGTTTGGCAATGAGTGTAACTTCCGTTGCGGATACTGTCATCCTAAAGCCAGCAGCAGATATTATCAAGAAATCAAGCAACACGGTCCGTACGATATGGTTAAGAATCATCGTTGTGATATTGATTGGTTTAAAATCTTTGAAGAAGAAAACAATCCTTATTTAGATGCATTTTGGAAATGGTGGCCTGAGCTTAGTAAAGAACTGCATATCCTACGTATCACAGGCGGCGAGCCTACAATACAACAAAGCACATACAAACTATTTGATATGTTGGATGCAGATCCTAAGCCTGAGCTTGAACTAAACTGCAACAGCAACTTGGGCGGCAAACCCAAACAGTTGGAAAAGTTTACAAACCGTGTGAATGACTTGTTAACAAACAACAAGATTAGACGCTTTAAAATGTTTACAAGCATCGACACTTGGGGCAAACGTGCTGAGTATATTCGCGATGGATTAGACATTGAAGTGTTTGAGCGTAATCTAGATTACTTTATGCGCAACTGTGAAGCGCCTATGGTGTTGATGATTACATTTAATATTTTTAGTGTTACAACATTCCGCACACTGTTAGAAAAAATATTAGAATGGCGTGCTAAGTATAATGATGTAGAAACACACAGATGGCAACGACTAGGTTTTGATACACCTCACTTGAAAGAACCATTGCAGTATGACATTAATATCTTGCCTAAGAATTACATGAGCTACATGCACGACCATTTGCAGTTTATTAAAGAAAATACAGATGACAATCGCAAAGACAAGTTTAGTACTATTGAGTATGAAAAGTTTCGTCGTGTAGTGGATTATATGGAGTCTACAGAATATCCGTTGGATAAAGTTATTCAAGGACGCACAGATTTTCACAACTTCTTTGCAGAGCAAGGTCGTAGACGCGGAGTTGATCACGAACAAGTATTTCCTGAAATGTCAGACTTTTTTGAACTATGTAAGAAATACGTCTAATGTTTGTTTAGATTCTGGCCACTGCTGTGACTGAAATGTATTCCACCAGACTTGTGTATTGATTTTCCAAAAGTATTGAAAGTGTCCTCGGTACTCTAGTTCAATAGGCTCTTCGAGTAACCCTAGTTCTAATAGTTTTGGACAATATTTTTTGTGAACAATTTTTTGACTACCTACATCACTAGGGTGACTACTAACATACATAGGAGTATCTAATCCTAGATACTGCAATCCAGCAGCATATAAAAACTGGTGGTTGATATGATCATGACAGTTTTCGGCATTCATACTACGCAATCCAGATATTTTTCTAGGTCCTTCAATATAATCATTTATTACACACATACGAGCAGCTACACGATGAGCATTTGCGCCTAGTATACCTAGTCCGCCAAGCTTGTGTGTTACAAAGTTTCCAACTATTCTATTGTTGTTGTACAGCAAAAACAATGTTGAATCTTCTTCGTTTTGCAAAAAGTCTATCAACATTTCTTTACTACTGTTGTTAACATATTTCTTTTTGTCAGCATCATCAAACCATTGTGTTAGGTCTTGACTACCGTTATATATTTCTAGCTTCCACATTGACATTTTCTCTTAAATAGTGTATAATGGAGACATCATGCATAATACATTAGTTCGCACCACACAAGTAATTAACCACTTATTATTTCTTCTAGGGTTATATCTGATCTTTTTTCATAGCGTACCGGCTATATACCTATTTTACAGTGTATTGATTTATTGGTTTATTGGAGTGTTTGGGATAAACATTGGATACCATAGATTAATATCTCATAGAAGTTTTACTACATATAAATGGATTGAATATGTTTTAGCCTTTATAGGTTGTATAACCATGGTTGGTAGTCCTCTTGCTTGGACTGCTTTACATAGACAGCATCACGGTCATGCTGAAACAGAAAAAGATCCGCATAGTCCCTACCAGTTAGGATGGTTTAAAGCTTGGTTTGGTTTTTGGAATATTGAAAACATACATCCAAAGTATATCAAAGACATAAGAAAGCTATCATTTTATAAGTTTACTCACGCTTATTATTTCGCTATTAATATTGTTTACATAGCAATACTAGCAGCAATCAATCCTATATGGATTATATTTGCGTGGGCTATTCCTACAGTATTGGTTTTGCATAGTACTAGTGCTATTATTGTTATTGCTCACATACACGGATACCGAAATCACGATTCCAATGATCAAAGTCGCAATAGTTGGATAGCAAGTTTGATTACTTTAGGAGAAGGTTGGCACAACAATCATCATGCCAATAGTAAAGCGTGGAATAATCAAGAAAAATGGTGGGAACTTGATCCACCGGCATGGATAATAAGATTAATTAAAACTTAACCTAAGTCTACCCAATCTGTGCCGTTATAGCCTTGAAACTTTTTATTACTGGTGTTAAAAACAATAGTACCCTCTTGCGGAGTCATGCTATCTCTTTCAGCAAATGTGGTACTGCCTAAGTTTAGTGTAGGTATTCTTAATGTACCTGCACTATCAAAAATTAATGCTTTACTTTCGTTACCTGCTGGTCCAACAACACCGTTTGGTAATGCAATCCCAAATATTGTTTTATATACATCGCCAATAGGTTCGTCTTCGAGATATATGCCAAATCCGCCACCTTGTTTCCAACCTGTTCCGTCAAACCCTTCTGCATCAAACTGCAAAAGGCAATCGTCTGGCAACAATGCAGATTTGTTATCCCATGTGCCATTAAAGCTACGTACAGTCTGTGGTCCTCTTACATTAAACGTTGCAGTATCGCCTACAAAGTTTAATGCGCCTGTTCCGTTGTCGGCTTCTAAAGAAAGTATTCCGTAAGATTTTAAAATAACTTGTCCGTTATTTTCGTTGTATGTTAGTACAGCGTTATCGTCGCTGGTATAAACTTCACCTCTAAGTTTACCATGAAAATGTGCAGGCCACGGAGATCCGCCTAACACATCTAACTGAACAACATTGCGTCCGTCATAATGCTGAACGTGTCCTCTTAATGCACTTTCATCTCGTGTGTCACCAAGTACAACAATAGGACCTCTTGCTATAGCATCATCGGCTGGTTGTACCGTATGGTTGATACCACCGAGCCAGTTCC